ACACTGGAGCAGAGTAAACGTAGGGCAGAGGTATTTCTACCCATATCAGATGACCTGATGGCAATGTTGCAGGATCAGCATGATGACTTTGGCTTTCAACAGTATGTAGCACCGCATGTACTGCCCACTGATGGCGTGTTTAATCCTTATGCGATGCAAAGGCTCTCAAAAAATGGAAGGGCTGTCATGCGTAAAGCTGGGCTGTCTGACGAGCTAAGACTAATGGACTTACGAAGGACAGGAGTTACGCAAATGGTAGATAGTGGTGTACCTTTGACTAATATTATGTCAGTGACTGGCCACGCTAATGTTGCATCTGTGCAACCATATCTAAAAAATACTTACATCTCTGCAAATAATGCATTGACACAGAGAAACGTTAGTGTAAAATCTAACTCTGTTAGTAACATAAAAAGTGATACATAATGAATATATATAACATTATAAATGATATAACACTTATAAATGGTGAAACAAAGAGAATGAATTGCCCTGAGTGTAAGGGTAAAAAGACTTTTACTATTACAAATAATATGGGTTCTATCGTGTGGAATTGTTACAAGGCAGGGTGTGATATCTCTGGAGCTAAACGAGTACACCTTTCAGGTGATGACATACGTAAGTCTTTAGGAAAAACTGTATCAGAAACAGAAGAGATACCTGTATTTGATAAGCCAGAATTTATAGTGCGTGACAATAAAAAGATACAGTCTTATTGTGATTCGTGGGGTCTTGATGCAGACACCCTTGGGTTGTTGTACGATGTAAAAGAACATAGAATTGTATTTCCCATTGTGCATAACAGCATAATGGTTGACGCTACAGGCAGAACACTAGGCAAAAGATTACCTAAATGGAAAAGGTATGGAAAAAATAACTTGCCTTATGTTTCTGGTCGTGGTAGTGTCGCAGTAGTTGTTGAGGATTGTGTGAGTGCCAGTGTTATCGGTAGTCATGTATTTGTAGGGGTTGCATTGTTGGGTACATCTTTACTAGAAGCACACAAGAAGTATCTTGCACAATTCTCAACAGCAATTATAGCTCTTGACCCTGATGCTTCACGCAAAGCCCTACAAATTAGAAAAGAGTTAAGAGGATATGTTGATGATGTAAAAGCAATAACTTTAAAAGACGATATAAAATATAGAAACCCCCAAGACCTAATGAAATTAAAACAGATAGGAGAACAACAATGGAATTAAGTTTAATACGAAGTCTTATGGATAGAGAGTTCTATGATGAACACAGGGGTGCTAAATGCCCTAACAGACTGTTCAGCAAAGATGTTCGTAAGATTAAGGAAGCCATAGATACAGCTATGGATAGATACGAGAGAAGTGTAACGCCTGCTGAGATTGAAGCGTTATTTATTTCTAACAACCCTACGATGACTACCGCACAGAAGCAGGCATACAACGCTCTGTTTGTACAGATACAAAAGCAAACACCTATGGGTAATGATGTAGCACAGGAAGTGTTATCAAAATTATTTCAACAGGTGGTAGGTGAGGACATTGCAAATCTAGGTTTTGATTACGTGAATGGTGACAAGACAAGCCTTGAGCCTTTGCGTAGTTTACTTGAACAATATGCTGATGACTTTACGCCTGACCTAAACATTGAGTGGGATGATATAGACATTGAGACTTTACTGTCAAAGAATGATTTGGAAGCTAGGTGGACATTTAATATACCATCTTTAACCAGAAAGATTGAGGGTGTAAATGAAGGGCATCTGATTGAGATAGGTGCTAGACCTAACACAGGTAAGACATCATTCCATGCATCACTGGTTGCATCACCTGATGGTTTTGCACACCAAGGTGCTAAGTGTATTGTACTCTGTAACGA